TTACGTGGGGAGAGGGCGAACTCTCCGATGAATCAGGCCCAGAAGACTGGCAGATAGAGACGCTGAACGACATTGGTCAAGGCTTGCGCAACGGCGAGCTCACCGTGCAACAAGCGATTCAAATAGCCATCGCATCCGGTCACGGCATCGGGAAGTCCACGATGGTTGCTTGGGTTATTCTCTGGGGCTTATCCACCTTCGAAGACACCCGCATTGTCATCACTGCCAACACCGATGGGCAGCTATCCACCAAGACTTGGCCTGAAGTAGCGAAATGGCATCGCCGCTCAATCAACCGAGATTGGTTTACCTACACCGCAACCTCGCTTTATTCGGCCGAGCCCGGGCATGAGAAGAACTGGCGAGCGGATGCTATCCCTTGGTCCGTGCACAACACCGAAGCTTTCGCCGGCCTGCACAACGCCAAGAAGCGCATCATCCTTATCTTCGATGAGGCGTCTGCGATTGATGACAAGATCTGGGAAGTCGCAGAAGGCGCGCTCACCGATGAAGACACCGAGATTGTTTGGCTCGCCTTCGGTAACCCGACCAGGAACACCGGCCGCTTCAAGCAATGCTTTGGAAGTCTCAAGCACCGTTGGATCACCAAGCAAATCGATTCCCGCACCGTGCGCCGCACCAACAAGGTGCAGCTGCAAAAGTGGGTGGATGACTACGGCGAGGACTCCGACTTTGTAAGAACGCGTGTGACAGGTAAGTTCCCGCGCGCGTCTTCCATGCAGCTGTTCTCTACTGACTTGGTTGCTGAAGCCATGCGCAGGGAGGCCCGCTCTACCCTGTTAGATCCGCTCATCATGGCGTTGGACATCGCGCGTGGCGGAGATGACAACTGCGTCATCCGTTTCCGCCGCGGCTTAGATGCCAGAAGTATCCCGCCCATTGTTATCCCCGGTTCCGAAGTAAAAGACTCCATGCGGCTGGTGTCCAAGGTGGTGCAGGTATTGGAAGAGAAGAAGCCTGATGCGTTCTTCTACGATGGTACGGGTGTTGGTGGTCCAGTGGGTGACCGCGTTAGGCAGCTTGGCTTTACGGTGATGGAAGTGCAATTCGGTGCGGGTTCTCCCAATCCGAAGCAGGCAAACTTTCGCGCCTTCATGTATCAAAAAGCGTTAGACTGGTTAAACGCAGGCGGTGCCCTAGATGCCAACAACGAACTAGAAACCGACCTGACTTCAATTCAATACTCGCACAACAAAAAAGACCAAATGATCTTGGAGTCCAAGGAGGACATGAAGAAGCGTGGGCTTGGCTCTCCCGATCATGGCGACGCATTTGTAATGACGTTCGCGTATCCGGTAGCGCCGAAGATGCTTGGCCAGTCTAGCCAGAGAAGCAACGCAGACTTTGATCCGTATGATGAGAATAGGAGAAACCATTGATCACATTCCAAAGGGAATTGGTGTTGGCCTTCATCGATGAAGCAGGCGAGTTGTTTAAGGCACACGCCGAGGAACTAAAGCCGCATCCGAATACAAAGCTGAACGTGCGCTTTGATAAATTCATCCAGGCCGAGGAACTTGATGCGCTTCGTATCTACACAGTAAGAGAAGATCAGAAGCTGGTTGGTTACTGCCTGTTCCTTTTGCAAGACCATTGGCACTACGCAGACGAGAGGGAAGCGCAATCAACAGCGCTGTACCTGTCTCCGAGTCTGCGCGGTAAGGGAATTGGGAAGGGTTTCTTAGCCTACTGCGACACGCAACTTAAACTAGAAAATGTTCAAGTCATCTATCATCATGTAAAAGCAACACACAGCTTTGCACCACTCTTAGAAAAGCTGGGTTATGGGTTGATCGACTTCACGTACTATAAACGGTTGGAATAGTTTCTTCTTGGGGGCGGAAAAATGAGCGCACGCGTAGGTTCTTTATTTGGTCCGTTAGGAACCTCAATTGGTCTTGGCAATGAGGCCGTAAGAGGCGCCCCAACTCCTCTTGCAGCTTACGACTACCGCGGAAATCTAACGGGTGGAGAGTTGGATTTATCTGGTGAATACGGCGATCGCGACGTAGTCGAATACATGGATAAGGATGGCAAGAAGCAAACATCCAAGGCCACTGACTTTATTGGAAACATCCTCCCTGAATTGCAACGCGTCGCAAAAGAAGAAGACGCCTTAGCACTGAAGCAGAAGGAACAAGAAGCGCAGCAAACGGCGCTTAATCAGCAAGACACGGCTTTAAAAACTATCTCTCGTAAGAAGCCTAAGCCCAAAGGCGGAACGATTTTAACCAGCCCCTTGGGTTTGTTGGGTAACTCCAACTCCTCAGCAAAAACTTTGATCGGAGCGTAAGCACCATGGCCGAAGCATCGATGTACCTTTCAAAGCGGCAACGCATTGAGTTGTTAAAGAAGCAACTCGAAGATGACCGCTCCAGCTTTCTTTCTCACTGGCGAGACCTAGCCGACTACTTCAAACCCCGACGCCCCCGATTCGTTCTAAGTGATGTGAACCGCGGTGACCGCCGCAGCCAAAAGATCATTGATGGCACTCCGACTCGCGCGCTGCGCACCTTAGCGGCCGGCATGATGGGTGGAATCACTAGCCCCGCGCGCCCATGGTTTCGACTAGGCGTTCCCGATCAGGGACTCAACAACTACGAGCCAGTGAAAGAGTGGCTGCATGACGTGACGGTTCGCATGACATCCACGTTCTTGCGTTCGAATTTGTACAAGGTTATCCCCAGCACCTACTCAGATCTAGGGCTGTTCGCTACGGGCTGCCAGTTCTTAGAAGAAGATTTCGATACCACCATCCACAACTTCTCGGTGCCCATCGGAAGCTATTGCATCGGCAACGACGCCAAACTGCGGGTAAAGATCTTTACGCGTGAATTCCGCATGACTGTGCGGCAGCTGATTGAAACCTTCGGCGAAGTAAATCCACGCACCAGCAAGGTGACGAACCTAGACATCTTCTCGACCTCGGTTCAGAAGGCTTACGAGTCTGGTCACATGGAGCAGTGGATTGATGTTTGCCACGTCATCTATCCGAACCCAGAGTTTCGGCCGGACAACCCGCTTCCTCGCTACAAAAAGTTTTCGTCTTGCTACTACGAGAAGGGTTCCGGTTCTGGTTACAGTGCGGCATCTCAAGACGCGCAGAACTTCTTGCGCGAATCGGGCTACGACCTGTTCCCAGTTCTGGCACCTCGATGGGAAGTCACTGGCGAAGATGTGTGGGGAACCTCGTGCCCAGCTATCGATGCCCTGGGAGATAACCGCGCATTGCAGTTGATGCAACGGCGCAAAGCCCAAGCCATTGAGAAGCATGTAAACCCAGCGCTTCAAGGCCCATCGTCTCTAGCTAACCAGCGCGTGTCCCAGTTGCCGGGTGACGTGACTTACGTTCAAGAAGCTGGCGGAAGCATGGGACTGCGCCCGATTCATGAAGTCGATCCGCGCATCCAAGAAATCTTGATGGACATCCAAGACACTCGGCAGTCGATCGATGCCACAATGTTTTCGGACTTGTTCTTGATGCTGGCCAACACAGACCGCCGGCAGATCACAGCCACTGAGATTGTCGAACGCAAGGAAGAGAAGCTATTGGTCTTAGGGCCAGTGTTGGAGCAGTTGAACCAAGACTTACTCGATCCGTTAATCGACAACACTTTCTACTACATGATGAAGCAAGGCTTGCTGCCTCCAGCGCCAGAAGAATTGCAAGGCCAGCAGCTCAAGGTCGAATACGTTTCGGTGATGGCACAAGCCCAGAAGCTTATCGGCATCGGAACACAGGAGCGCTTCTTGAGTGGTGTGATCAACCTCACGCAAGCTTTCCCAAGCGTGACCTACAAAATCGATCCGTTCCAAGTAGTAGACGATTTGGCGGACATCCTAGGAATCAATCCCAAGATTGTGCGCACGAGCGAAGAAGCAGCCGCGTCTCAGGCCGAGGCGCAGCAAGCAGTTGCCGCACAACAACAAGCCGAGATGGCAGCGCAAGCTGCGCAAGCAGGTAAGGCTTTGGGCTCTACTCCAATGGATACTGACAACGCGCTCACGC